TAAAAAAGTCATATTGAAGTTTCTTTGGGAGGAAATGATAGCGATTCATTTCATTCGCAAACAGAACGCAATCAAGATGACCTGATAGACAACGATTGATAATATAAGGAGCATATTCCTTTTCAAGAGAGGGGTCTTCGTCAATCAGGTGTTGCTTCGTCTGATTGATCGAGTTTAACCAGTCCTTCAATTCCATAATTAAAAAGTAGTAGTTCTTTACGTTGTTTTTGCTCACGCATATATTCACCAACCGAACGCATCGTATAAGTTAAGTCAAACTCAGCAGCATTCCAGTTCTTAAAGCGGTCTTTTACAAGTTGATCAGAATTATAACTTACCAACTGGTCCATATCGTTAGCATCGCAGTCAGCAGCAAACTTATCGTGATCAAATCCTTTGTGCATTGATCCTTTACGCCCATAGAGATTATCCTTAATGTCATAAGGAGGATCGAGATACATAAAAGCACCCTTGTTTCCATCCATCAGATAATCATACGAATAATTAGTTATACGCCAATGCGATATTAGTTTAGAATACGAAGGCAGTTTTTCGATCCCTCGCATTGAGAAGTTGGCATTGGAGGCTTGTGGTGAAAATGATGAACTCTCCGTGAGACCACTGAAACTGCACTTATTGACAATATAGAAAGCCACAGCACGATCAAGACTGGGCAAACTCTGGTCATTGATCTTCTCCTTACTTGTGAGGAACAGTTCTTTTGCGGATTCTGGATTATTGTAGGTCGATTTAAGATCTACCAGTTTATCCTTTAAGTCAGAACCAAACATCTGGAGTTGCTGCCAGAAGTTTACAAGAGGTTCATAAAGATCATTCACCCAAATATCTAGGTAAGGATATTTTTTAGTGATATGAATCGCAACACTTCCACCACCAAGAAATGGTTCTCGGAACTCATCGTAGTTACGAAGGTCTGGAAAGTAAGGGTCCATCTTAACGCAAGCACGGGACTTACCCCCCGGATACCTTAAGGCAGTTTTAAGACTCTTTTGAGTGGTCATAATCTTTAGGATGATACTTCAAATACTCTCTAAAAGTGAGTTTCATTTCTTTCTTCGTCATACCACAATGCTTTGCGGCAGCAGGAAGATTTAGTGTAGCACGAAACAAACCTTCATTTGCTTCTTTTACATTCTCAGGAGTTGTCTTTACTGGAACCTCATAAAGAGATGCCTTATCAATTTTTAACAGACCCATTTATACACCTCACAACGATTTCTGTATTTCTAGTTGCTTCTGCCATCTCACGATATCCAGTTCCAACATAAACCTGCCCACCAACTACAGCAACGGCACAGGCACCCCAAAAAATGTAGTACCACTTAGACTTGACTTGATGTTGTTTCTTGAGTTCATCAAGTTCTTCGTGAATATCTTGATGATGAAACCTCAGTGGTTTTTGTATCAGTGCTTTTAGTTTCTTGTTTTTCATTTAAACTCACATTCAACCATTAGTTCAGTTAGACAGGCAAGCATATTGATTTCTTGGTCTGCTACAAACGCACTCTGATACTGATACTTAGCAAGCACAAGCACAGCAGCAGGAATACTATTGTTTTCAAGGGTGCTATAAAGAGCATCGTAAATACGACGCAACAATAAAGTAGTATCATTATCCATGTTAGCCACCACCCACTTCCGAACTTCAGGGAAGTTCTTTTCTTTAAGGTTTTGAAGGAGATCATTTACAGCGATGTCAGAGAAAGCAGCAAGAATCCCAGAGTCAATTTGCCCACCGACTGAGTATCTTTGACACTCGTTAAGGACTCGTCGCCAGTCTGGGAAGTGCTTGTTGATGAGTTCGGCAATGACTTTAGGATCGTATTGTACACGTTCCTCATCCAAGATGTTTTGTAAACGCTTGAAGAAGGATCCTGCCAGTGCGGTTTTTTCTTTTCCTTTGATGGAGAAGTCAATGACGGCACATCGGGAGTGGAGGGGTTCAATGATTTTGTTTTTGTAGTTGCAGGTAAAGATGAATCGGCAGTTACCAGCAAACTCCTCAATAAACGCCCGTAGTAAGAGTTGTACGTCGTTCCCTGTGTTATCTGCTTCATCAATGATGACGACTTTGTGCTTAGCATCTGACGAAAGTGAGACGGTCGAAGCGAAGTTTTTCGCATTGTTTCGGACAGTATCGAGGAATCTACCTTCGTCGGATCCATTGATGACATAAACATCTACCCCAAGTTCATTACAGAGTGCCTTAGCAACAGTAGTCTTCCCAATACCAGGAGGACCAGCAAGAAGCATATTTGGAATCTCACCTTTATTTAGAAACTCCCGAAACATAGTCTTGGTAGACTCTGGGAGAATACAATCTTCAATCGTCTTGGGGCGGTATTTTTCCACCCAAATAAAATCACTATTCATAATCAAGTCCAATCAGGTTTTTTCAAATAAGAACTTGGGACAATTTCCCACCATTCATTCCCATCAAAAATATACAACTTGTGTGTATCTTTGTCAAGAAATATATCACCCTTCTGATAGTTCATATCCATTCAGGTTTACGCTCAGGCATACGAAGATAGTTATCCGACACCCAAGGTTTTGAAGCAATGTACCTTTTATAAGCAGTAAAGGTATCAATGCTATCATCAAATTTCCATTCTTCAGGCATTGCCCTAGCAAATGGAGTCACTTCTGTAATCTTTCCTTTGGGGAAAAGATAATAAGCATCTACAAGAGTCTTGTAACAGGAGTGAGTTTTATTATAGCGTAGTTGGTACTCATCACACAAGTTCATTCCCCACTTAATCAACCAATAGGCATTGTGGATACTATCCATTGCCCACCTGGTACAGGGATGATTACGAAACGCACCCTTTTCAGTTCTGTAGGGAGTGCCGTCAGTCTTAGGCAGAGTGCCGTAGTTATGACCCCACTTTTCAGAGGCAACAATGGAGAGCATTTGACAGCACTCCAAAGGCATCTTGACAATGTGTTTATCGGGGAGACATACGGCACTTTCAGCAGGCCAAGGGGACGTTACAAAGATGTTCATCCAAAGGTAGAATCAGGTTCCAGAGCAATATAATACTTCAGGTTGTACTTGGTATTCGTAAACTGAGACAAAAGTTTAGAAGACACCACAACGTCATAGGCACCAGGGATAATTTTGATGTTTTCTACCTTGAAGTTGAAAGTGAATTCAGCATCAGTCTCACCAACCACGATGGCGTATTCGTTAGAAGTATCGTTCTTCTTATCACGAACCACCAGTTTGATTACACCATTCTCACCAACGGCAGAGAGGTCAGGAAGTTGATAGACTGCTGCTGCCTTGACCAGTTTCTCCAGAGAAGTGCTATCCAGTTGGAAACAAACATCAGATGAGGGAAGTTGAATTTCCTTATCAGGAGGAGAGATAATCACATTCGGATCAGCATAGAAATACTTCACCCGACGCTTGCCTTCCTTGATGCTCAGATAGGACTCTTCAGTAAAATCAAGATCAGGGTCCTGGTGAAGTCCAATACCATTTAGGAACTGGTTCAGGTCATAGATAGCAAAGTCACGGGGGAACTCTTCATTGATATCTGCCTCAGCAAGAATATTCTTCGCAACAGAGATGGTGCGGAGTTGGTTACCCTGCTTCACAAGAATAGAGTTGTTGATGCCTGCGAAGTTCTTCAGGAGTGCGAGGGTATTATCAGAGAGTTTCATAGTTTTGTTTTGGATTTTCATAATCAACGGAATTCGGTCAGACCATTATCCTGACGAGAATAATGTTTGTCAAAGTGAAGCAATAGCATAGCATAGTGAATGACTTTCATCAAATCACGCTTATTACGTCCATCCTTGTCCCCATAACGAGAACCATACTTTAGGATGTTTGCTTGACAAAAACCTGCTGCCAGTTTCTTTGCTGCCATCAGATCAATTGTTTGAATATCATCATAACCAGATTCATCGCCACAATAATGACCATGATAAGTGCTAGTTACATAATCCTCAACATCTTTGAGGATTTTATCTTCGTTGTATTTCCAGAGATGATTTTTAGGTTCAGACATAGTAATAGTAAAGGTTGAATCACTCATAAAGGAC